GAAGACAATTATTTGCTACTGTATTTTCTTCTGTATCAGGAACATTTACTGCTGATGAAGAAATCAATCAGGCAACAACTGGTGCCGTAGGTAAAGTTGTAGAGTATGACTCAACAAATAAAATTTTATATTACTATCAAACAAGATTTCCAGATGTTGGAACAGATAGTAATGGTAATCTAACAGCATTTAGTGGTGCAAACGCAATCACAGGACAATCTTCAAGTGCCTCTGCTACACCTAACACAAGTAATTCAACAACAACAAACGGTGTAGTATTTGTTTCTGGTTATTCAAATCCAGAATTAGCATTTGACTCAGGAGATATAATTTATGTGGAAGAAAGAAGTCCTATAACAAGGGCGTCTGACCAAACGGAAAACATTAAGTTGATAATTGAATTTTAATAAAGGAAAATAATGCCAAGTAAAACTGATTTTAATGTTAGTCCTTATTTTGACGACTTTACAGAAGATAAAAAGTTTCATAGGGTCATGTATCGACCAGCTTTTGCTGTTCAGGCCAGAGAATTAACAACACAACAATCCATATTACAGAATCAAATCGAATCTTTTGGTGATCATATGTTCAAGCATGGTGCCATGGTGATTCCTGGTCAAATAACATATGACAATAATTATTTTGCTGTTAAACTAACATCTTTCAACGGAACATTATCATTATATAACGCAAATACAATAACAGGTGGAACATCTGGTGTAGTTGCTGATGTTGTAGGATTTGTTGCAACTGATGGTACTGATCCTGACACATTATTTGTAAAATATAGAAATTCTGGTACTGCTAACGAAGCTACTGCATTTACTGATGGAGAAACAATAACAAGTGGACAAACAGCTGCCTCAACAGCAGTCGTTTCAACTTGTACTATTGGTTCTGCTGTAAACATAGACGCTGGTACATATTATATTAATGGATTTTTTGTCAATGTAGATCAACAAACTTTAGTACTAGAAAAATATTCAACTACTCCAAGTTTTCGTGTTGGATTAACAATTGTAGAAAACTTTATAACTTCAACAGATGATACAAGTATATTAGACAATGCAACCGGTTCATCAAACGCAAATGCTACTGGTGCTCATAGATTTAAAATAGATTTAACTTTAGCAAAATTATCTTTATCTTCAACTGCTGACGCAAGTTTTGTAGAATTGATGAGAGTAGAAGACGGTGTTATAAACAATAAAGTAGTTAATACAGAATATAGTTTTATTGAAGATACTTTAGCAAGAAGAACATTTGACGAGTCTGGCGATTATACTGTTAGAAATTTTGACCTAGATATTAGAGAACATTTAATATCAGGAACTAATCGTGGTATATATGCTTCTGGAACAACATCAGCTGATGGCAATACTGCTATTGAAAGTAAATTAGCATTTGGTCTTTCACAAGGTAAGGCATATGTTAAAGGATATGAGATTTCAAAAATAGGAACAACCTATGTTGATGTAGATAAAGCAAGAGATTTTGATACTGCAAGTGGAACAGTAAGTAGATTTAATATTGGTTCTTTTGTTAATGTTCAAGATGTTTTTGGTACACCTGATATAGGATTTGTTTCTGGAGAATCAGAAGCATTTAAATCAGTTAGACTAGTAGATGAAGAACATGGCACAAGAGGTACTGTTTTTGGTACTGCTCTTGCTCATGTTTTTGATATTGGTCGTGCAAAGTCAAGAGCATTCGAACACAATTCAGGATCACCTACTACAAACTTTTTATCTTCTGTAACCGTAACCGATACAAAATTTAAACATTATCTATTTGATATAGAGATGTTTGCTCATGTTAATGTTGCAGGTATCATGTCTGGTGCATTAACGACAGGTGATACTTTAACTGGTGGCACTTCAGGTGCAACTGGTGTAATCGAAAGTGTGACAACTGAAGGATCAGGAACAATAACAGGTGCTACTGTAGCAGATCCTGTTGTAATTACAATGTCAGGTGGACATAACTTTACTGAAGGACAAAATGTTGTTATTGCAAATGCAGCTGGTATGACAGATATAAATGGTAATCATACTGTTAAAAATGTGACTGCAACAACTGTCGAATTATTTAATGTTGCAACTGCAACTACTTCAGCAACAGAACCTCTTGACGGCACTGGATTTAGTGCTTGGACATCTGGTGGTACACTTAAACATACGACCATCGTATTAAATAATGTTAAAGGCGAGTTCTCTGCTGGAGAAACAATTACTGCGCCAACAAATTCAAGAACAGGTACGGTTCAGTTTACTGCCTTTGGTTGTAAATCATTTGAACAAAAAGAATTTGGTCAGACTAAAGGTATTTCAATGGCAGGTAGTCCGACATTTACTGCAAACACTTCATTAGATTCAACTTTCGGTGCTGTCAAAACATTATCAGGAACAATTTCAACTGTTAGTACTACTGAATCACAAGGTAGTGTTATCATGGATGGATCAGACGCAAATGGCGCTGATAGTGGTGACTCAATAGTTTTAGAAGACGCAACAGAACCTAGTTCTATCGTATTTGCTATAGGATTAGAAGCACCTGCTGATCAGGCAGATGTGTTAATTGGTTCTGGTACTACATTCTTAACTGATTTTAGAATCGGAGATCAAATTGAATTTACAGATGATGGTGGTACAACAACGACAAGAATTATAGATAGTATTTCATCCGATACAAAATTAGAAACTTCAATTGGTTTAGGTACTGCAACTGCAACATCTAAAACATATAATAGAAGAAGAGCAAAATTACAAAGTCCAGAAAAAAATGTTGCTATATCAAGAATGCCATATGATGTTGTTAAAACATTATTAACAACTGATAACGATAGTGTTAGTGATACAAGTTTCAAAATTAGAAGACAATTTGTTGCTACTTTGTCAAGTTCAGGAACTGCAACGATAACTGCTGGTACAAACGAAGTCTTTACAGCATTTTCAGAAAATGATTATTCTGTTTCAATTATGACAACAGGTTCTGGTGCTACTGGTGCTGCTGGTGATGTTATATCACTTTCAACTGCTGATGACTTTACTCTTGGTGGATCACCAACAGGTAAAACATTAGCAATAGATTTAGGTAGTGGATACAACGGTCATAAAATTAAAATTCTTGCTACAATATCTTCTTCAGTTGTTGGTGCAAAAACGAAAACTGATACTGCTGGAACACAAACAGTTGCTACAGAAGCTCTTGCTGCTACGGCAACAACAATCAATCTTGGTAAGGCGGATGTTCACACAATAGAAAGTATATTCATGGCTGCTGACTTTGATACTGCAGCTGATTCAGACGATACAGATGTTACCGATAGATTTACTTTAGATACTGGACAAAGAGATAGTTTTTATGACATGGGTCGTATCGTAAGAAAGACAGGTGCTCTTGCACCAACCGGTAGATTATTAATTAATTTTAAATATTTTGAACACGGTACTGGTAACTTCTTTAGTGTAGATAGTTATTCTGGTTTTGATTACGGATCAATTCCTGCTTATACTTCAGATGTGACTGGCGAAAAATTTGAATTAAGAGATGTACTAGACTTTAGACCAAGAGTTGATAACGCTTCGACAATAGACTCTGGTGATAAAGATAGAACATTTGATGGCACTGGTGCTTCAACAGTTGAAATAATGAAAATTAATACAGATGTCACAGCTGATTTAGAATTTTATCTTGGTAAACAAGCTAGAGTTCATTTAACATCTTCAGGAGAATTTAAAATAATTGAAGGTGCTTCTGCTTTAGAACCTCAATTTCCAGAAGAATTAAAAGATAGTATTCATCTATATGATGTGACTATACCTGCATACACTTTTAAAACAAGTGATGTTTTAGTCACGGCAATTGATAATAGAAGATATACAATGAGAGATATTGGTAGAATTCAAAGACGAGTAGAAAATATAGAATACTATACTCAATTATCTTTATTAGAATCGGATGCTAAGTCAATGCAGATACAAGACGCTGATGGCTTTGATAGATTTAAAAATGGTATTATAACTGATAACTTTACAGGTCATGGTGTTGGAGATGTTGCTAATCTCGATTATTCTAACTCAATGGATGTTGCAAAAGGTGAATTAAGACCTGCATTTCATCAAAACAATATTAACTTTATAGAATCTGATTCTGCATTAGCAAATTCAGACGCAATGACAGACGCTATTCGAACAACAAATGGTTATCAAAAAACTGGTGATTTAATTACATTACCATATACAGAATCGACTTATTTAGATCAACCATATGCAAGTACAACTGTCAATTTAAATCCTTATGATACAATTGATTATATAGGAAATATAAAATTAACTCCTGATAATGATGAGTGGATGGATACAGAAACACAACCTGAGATGACTGTTAATATACCAAGTGTATTTGATACTATATCTCAACTTGCTGGCGGTACTGCCGCTTCTTTAAATCTTGGTACACTTTGGAATAACTGGAATGATACTTGGACTGGCGTTCGAGGCACCGGTGGAAATCAAACAAATAGTACTAATAGATTTTGGCATGGTAATGCTTTAGTAGAAAGAAATACAACCTCAGTTGATGTAACCGAAAGAGTTGATAGAACAAGAACAGGTGTAAGAACATCATTAATACCTGGCGGCGTTCAAACTACAAGTTTAGGTAATAGAGTTGTATCAGTTGCTTTTGCTCCATTTATAAGATCAAAAGATATTGCATTTAGTGTTAGTGGTATGAAACCATTAACAAGAATATATCCATTTTTTGATGGTATAGATATTTCAATTTATGTCACTCCGACAGGAAGTTCTGCTGGTGCGGCTCTGACAACAAACGCTGCCGGTGCTGCTACAGGAACATTTGCTCTTCCTAATCCCGCTACTGCAGGTAATCCAAAATGGAGAACAGGAACAAGAGCATTTAGATTAACAGATAGTTCAACTAATAGTCTTACTGGTGCTGATGTTAGAACCTCTGCTGAAGCAGATTATACGGCAAAAGGAATGATTCAAACAGTTCAAGGCACAGTAGTTGCTACAAGAGAAGCACAAGTACAAAGAACACAAGTAAATGAATCAACTTCTGTGATGATGGCTACTGGCACAACAAGAGTGCTTAGTACTTCTCAAAGAGTAATTGCAAGGCGTGATCCTGTTGCTCAAGCATTCTTTATAGATCAAGAAGATGGAATATTCATAACTAGTATTGACTTATTCTTTTCTCAAAAATCAAGCTCTTTACCTGTGACTTTTCAATTAAGAACAATGGTAAACGGATATCCAACTCAAACTGTTTTACCTTTTGGTACAGTTAATAAAGACGCTGCTGACATTACTGTATCAACAGACGCTTCAGTAGCAACAACATTTACTTTTGACAGTCCTGTATATGTACAACCAAATACAGAATACTGTTTTGTAGCTTTATGTAATAATGATGACTATACAATCTATACTGCTAGAATGGGACAAACAACATTAGATGGATCAAGATTGATATCAAAAAATGCTTATCTATCTAGTATGTTTAAATCACAGAATGGTGGCACTTGGACTGCTGAACAAAATGAAGATGTTAAATTTAAAATTAAACGTGCTTCATTTACAGAAAACACAACAGGTACAGTACAACTTGTTAATGATGAAATACCTACATTAACATTAGCACAAAATCCTATTGATGTAAATGCTACTGCAGGATCAGGAGCAACTTTTGGTAGTAATCCTGCAATTATAAAAATTAATGCAAGAAATCATGGTTTACATAGTACGGCACACAATGTCACTATTGCAGGTGTTCCTTCTGGAACAGTTAATGGTCTTGCTTCTACAAATATTAACGGAACATACACAGCGATTGGTAATGTCACATTAGATTCATTTACTGTCACTGCTCAAAATTCAGATGTTGCAACATCAACAGGATCAATCGGAGGAACTGCTGTCACTATAACTCCAAATATTCAATATGATATTATACAACCTGTTGTTGGTTTAATTCAACCTGCAACTACAACAATTACTTCTCATTTGAGAAAATCTAGTGGTAGAACACTTGAACAATCTGAAACTGAATTTGTTTTAACAACTGCTAGTAAAAAATTACCAATAGAATTAAATAATGACCTTTATTTAACAAGTGCTGGTGCTGTTTATTCTACAATTAATGAAACAAATGAAATGTCAAGTAGTAAATCTTTGGCAATGTCAATTGCAATTAGCACACCAACTGGAAAAGGTCATATATCACCTATTATTGATACAAGTAGATTATCGGCTCACTTAATACAAAATAGAATTAATAATCCTGTATCAGGAACAACCCCAGAATTCGTTGCTGAAACTGCAAATGTTGGTGGAAGTTCAGAAGGAAAATATTGTACTAAACCTATTATACTTTCAAATGAATCTACAGCACTTGATATTACAATAACAGCAAATGTTGCTTCTACAGCAACTGTAAAAATGTTTTATCGTTTATCAAATGCTGATGACGCTAGAAATATGAGTAATCTTGCTTGGGAACCTTTTAATAATGATGGTACTCCTGACACGGCAGTTGAACCTTCTGAAAATAGATATCAATTTAAAGAACACAAATATACTGCAAGTAATTTAACTACATTTACAGCATTTCAATTAAAAATAGTTATGAATGGAACAAGTTCTTGTTATCCACCAATTATAAAAGATTTAAGAGGAATTGCTTTGGCAGTTTAATTGTATGTCAAATGTAAAAGTAAAAGGTCATACACATTTAGTTCGAGATTTAAAATCACAGGCAATCGTTAATACAGACTCGGATGCTTATGCTCGTTACATGGCGAGAAAAGCAAAACAATCTAAAAAAGATGATGAGATGAGATCGGTTGTTAGAGAAGTTAATAGTTTAAAAACTGAAATGAGAGAAATTAAAGATTTACTAGTAGAGA